AAAATATTTTTTTAATTATATATTAACACAAATGTATTAAAAAGGTGGTAGGTTATGGATTGTAAAAAAATCTTTAATTTATTAGATAATGAAAGGAAATTTAATTTTAAAAATCGTTCTGAATTATCTGATAAATTAGAATTTCCTAGTAAACAAGGTTTCCATATCTTTATGAAGAGGCTGGAAGCTAATAAACTTAATAATCAATTTAATAGAATTTGCAAAATTCTAGATATATTAGGATATGAAATAATCATAAAAAAGAAAGGAGAATAATGAAAAAATATTTAAGAAGCTCCAAAAAATTTAAAGAAAAAATAAAAGAGAAAAAGAAAAATATAAAAATGTGGGAAAAAATAAAATATCAATTTCCAAATTATTGGACGGTTTAAAATGGTAACTTGGGAAAATTTTAAAAAGAAAATGTTTAAGAAAAATAAAATTTTTGAAAGAGATTTTAAAGAAATTGAAAGGAGAATAAAAATGAGATTAAGAGAAGAAACGATTTTTGTAACTTTAAATAATGCAGTAAAAGATTTATCAGATCCAAATAATGCTATCTATAAAAAGAAAGAAATTATAAATGAAATTAATTTTTTAACAAAAGAATATGAAAAAATATTATGTTGTGATGAAGGCATAGCATCAAAAAAAGTTGATGTAATAGATTATTTAACAGAAAAACAAGAGAATTAATCTCTTGCTTAACTGTTTCTTTTATCCATTTCTATTTGACTTTCAATACTGGCAATATTGTGTATGCTTAATAGAAATGTGATTTTAGAGTTTTGTGATTGTATTTCTAAAAATGCTGGCTCAATAAATTTAGTAATATAAATATTTTCTAACAACTTATTATCTTTAATTGTACGAATTGTTACTAAATTATTTTTATAATATTCAACAATATTCATTATAACACCTCCTTAATGTAATTATAACACAAGAGGTATTAAGGGGAAAAGAAAGGAGAATAATGAATACAGAAGTTTTATTTTATTTGCTAATTTCATTATTAGGAACAGTTTATGTTGTTTGTGATTCTTTTTACACAAAAAGAATAGATTGTTTAGCAATAATTACAATTTTGTCAGGGGTAATAGCTTTTTGTGTATCATTATATACTTTGCTACATCCTTGTTAAATAAAAATCTAAGGCTAGTCCTTAGACACATAGCCATAAGTCATTTTTATCCTAGCTTTCATCCCCTCGAGAGTTAGGTTCCTCCCTTATGGCTATGCGTGTAAGAACTAATCTTACAAACATTCTAGGGTGTAACTTTGATAGATAAAGTTATAGAGTTATCATAACTTGAATTAAGTTCTATCCGTGCAGTTATAAGTTCGATAAATGTTGTAACTATATGTTTTGGTTGTGTGCAGCTTTTTATGATGTAAAAAAAGCCAACTATCTTACATCTTTATCTAGCAAGGGCTGTTCTTGTGAAAATACTAGTTGATAAAGATGTAGGATATAAAACTTTTTAAGATTTTTTCAGGAGAAGTTAATAAGAATATGCATAAAATATTTTGGAATATTTTATATCTTAGTTTCCTATTGAAATTAAATAATATTTTAATACTATAAATATTTTAAAATATTTCAATGTAAAATAAAATTCTAAAAAAATTCTAATGATTTTTATTTATATATCAATAGAAAATAAATAAAAATTTTACATATTCTAAAATAATTAATGCATTATTTTACATTAATATTTCCTAGTAAATTTCCTACTTATAAAGTATTGAGATTAAAAGAAATATTATAAATATTCCTACTAATTCCAACTAAATTTGTTGATTGAATTGTTAGTTGCAGTCTTATAGTCTTCCAGACACTAAAAAGATTGTAACTACTGATTGAGGTAATAAATTATACGGAGTGTTTGGAAGATACTCCAAAATAGGAGGATGAATAATGGAACAAGTAAAGAAAGAGATTAAATGTGAGTTGTATAACGACCATATGCAAAATTTTAAGGTATATAACATACCAAAAGCACAGTTGATAATTGCAGACATACCTTATAACTTAGGGAATAATGCTTATGCAAGTAGTCCTGAATGGTATATAGACGGAGATAACAAAAATGGAGAAAGTAATAAAGCAAATAAAGCATTTTTTGACACAGATCATAATTTTAAGATTGCTGAATTTATGCATTTTTGTCAAAAAATGTTAAAAAAGGAGCCAAAAGAGAAAGGGAAAGCTCCTTGTATGATTATCTTTTGTTCATTTCAACAAATAAATACACTTGTAGAATATGCAGAAAAATATGGTTTTAAAAACTATATCCCAATATTTTTCATAAAGCAAAGCAGTCCACAAGTTTTAAAAGCAAATATGAAAATAGTTGGAGCTACTGAATACGCATTAATTTTTTATAGGGATAAACTTCCAAAATTTAATAATAATGGCAAGATGATAAAAAATTGGTTTAATTGGGAAAAGGATAACAAAGAAAAAGTTAAGAAAATTCACCCAACACAAAAACCAATAGCAATATTAAAAAGACTTATAGAAATTTTTACAGATGCTGGAGATGTAGTAATTGACCCTTGTGCAGGAAGTGGAACAACATTAAGAGCAGCAAAAGAATTAAAAAGAGATAGTTATGGTTTTGAAATTAAAAAAGATACGTACAGTTTAGCACTTGAACATATGATTAATTATAAAGACCCACAAATGACTTTTAATTTTTAAATTAATGAGTTAAAGGCTTCTCATTAAAAAGCCTGTTTATTGCTTGAATTAGTAGAAGCTACATATTAGCCAGCAAGCTCTCCAAATATACAGGAGGTAATATAAATGGAAGATAGAACATTAAAACAATTATTGATGTCAAGTAGTTATTTTGTACTAAATAAACAAATAGTTAAAGCAATAGGAATAGAGGCAGGATTCTTATTAACAACTCTAATAGAAGCTAGTGATGGGCTTGCCAATGAAGACGGTTGGTTTTATAAAACTTCTCCATCTTTGGAGGAAGAAACAGGGCTTTCTAATCATAAGCAAAGTAAAATTATTGAGGAATTGACAAAATTAGGTATTCTTGAACAAGAAAATAAAGGAATGCCAATGAAGAGATATTTTAGAATTAATTTTAATAAAATAGAGGAGTTAGTTTTTAAAACACAGGATTTAAAAAATTCAGATGCAAGCATTAAAGAAAATGAAAAGCAAGGATTTAAAAATTTTGAAAGCAAGGATTTAAAAAATTCAAATGCATGCATTGAAAAAATTTCAAACAATAAAGAATTAAATAATAATAACTTAAATAAAGAACTTAATAATATATATAAAGAGACTGTTGATTATTTGAATGAGAAAGCAGGAACAAAATATAAATCTAATTCTAAGAATACAACTAAGCATATAAAAGCTAGAATTAACGACGGTTATACACTAGAAGATTTTAAAACTGTTATAGATAAAAAATGTTCTGAGTGGCTCAATACTGATATGGAGAAATATTTATGTCCTGATACTCTTTTTGGCTCTAAGTTTGAAAAATACTTAAATCAAAAAATAAATGGACCTAAGATTAATAGAATTAAAAATAATGCTGCAGCAGAAATAAAATGGGGGGATTAATATGTGCATGGTAAATATTAAAGAACTAGCAGAAAGGATAAAAAACAATGATTTTGATTTCATAGAAAAAAAGCCATTAGAAGTATTAGAAAATGGTGATACAGTCTTAAAAAGATGTGAAGTTTGTGGAGAAATTATAGAATATAAACATCAAGGCTACGATATGTCAAGAGATTGTACTTGTATGAGGAATTACAGAAAACAAGCTAGATTAAAAAGATTTAAAGATTTATCTATAATTGACAGGAATGCAGGAAGTAACATTTTTTCTAATGCTCAAATAGATAAATCTAATGCAGATGAAAGAAACATCTATCAAGAACTTTATAAATATGCTGAAGATTTTAGCATAGAAAAGCACGGCTACATTTTCGCAGGAGGAGTTGGAACAGGAAAAACATTCCTGGCAAATTGTGTTTCTAACATGCTGAATGAAAGAGGATTTTCAGTTCTAAGTTTCTCATTAGGAGCATATTTTAACAGAATTAGAAAAAATATAGATGAAGAAGAAAGCTTTATCTCTGCTATTAAAGATGTGGATTTATTATTCATTGATGACTTAGGAAGTGAGTACATCAATAGAGAAAACGGTAAGATGTGGGCAGAAGAAAAGATTTTTAGACTGTTCGATGAGAGATACAGAGCAGGAAAACCGATTATAATTACAACTAATCTAAAAGTTGGAGAACTTAAAGAACATCTAAAAATTAATGGAGATGACAAGATTTACGATAGGTTAAAAGAAATGTGTAAATATATTGAATTTAATTGGAAAAGCAAAAGAAAATTAAAAATATAGGAGTGTATGATGAGAAAATTAAAAAATTATAGGAAGCAAAATAAAGAATTAAAAAATAAGATTGAAATATTAGAATCAAAATTAAAAACGAATAAATTTTCTTATAATGTGCATTTTTACACATTATTAGTAATGTCAATTTTAGTGATTATATTAAGTTTTTTAAAATAATAAATGCAGGAGGAAAAAATGGTAAATAAAAAAATGACAATGAGAGATTATTACAGAACTTTTATAACAAAAGCTAATAAAGAAGCTGGAGTTACTTTTAATGCTTCTAAGCTAAATAACATAAAAGAATGTGAAGATTATTTATTGAATCTAGTTAAGAATCTAAGACATAATAAAGCTTATATCAAAGAAATTGATAGTTTAAAAGAGGAAATAGAAATTTTAAATAATAATTTACTAGCTAAAAACAAAGAAAAAACAAATCTAAAAGACAAATTTGAGAAGCTGGAAGCTGAAAGAATATTTTATATAACTCAAGCTAAGGAAGCTGGAGAAAAAAGAGAGGAAGCAGAGAAAGAAAAAGAATATTATAGAAATCGTGCTAAATGCTGGAATGATAGTTATTATAAAAAACATGATAAATTGAGTAGAGCACAAAATTTAAACTTTTTCTTTGGTGCATTAATATTTGTAGAAGCTCTTTCAATATTTATATTATCTTTGGAAGTGATAAGATGAAAGAAACAGATTATCAAAGAGTAATAATTGATTATTTAACAATACTGGAAAAGCAAAATAAATTGTGGTTTCAAAGAACAAATAATACAGCAATTTATGACCCAGTGGGCAAGAAATTTAGAAGCCTTTCAAAAGGGCAGAAAAAAGGATTCCCAGACATAATAGTTTTTATGAAAGGCAAAACAATAGGGCTTGAAATAAAGACACCAACAGGGCGACAATCAGCTGAACAAAAAATAATGGAACAAAAGATGAAAGAGCAAGGGGCTGAATATTATGTTGTTAAGAGTTTAGAAGAAGTTAAAAAGATTATTGAGGAGCTACAGTAATGAGTTTAGTAAGAATTAGACATATCCCAAAAATTATACACGAGTTAGGTGATGGAGAATATCGGATCAAGGTCAAAGATAAAAGAATTGTGATATTCTCCAAAAATAAAAGATATGAAAATGAAGAAATAAAAAAAATTATTGATGAAGCTGAAGAAAATAAAAAAGATGAGTACTAAAAACTCATCTTTCTATTTTTTATTAAATTTTCAAGTTCTTCTAATTCTTCAAGTGTAGCATAATCTCTTATAAATCTTTTCGCGGCAGTCTTATCATTAGAACGATATTTATTAGGTCTAGCCTCTGGATTTTTTTCTAAATATCTTTCATTTGCTTCAACTTGAGCCTTAGAGGTTTTATAACCCTTTCTTTTTTTTTCTTCCATAATTCCTCCTTAAATTGTGAGGGGCTTTTTACCCCTCTATCTTATTGTTGTAAATTTTCTTTCAACTTCTGGTCTCCAAGTCCCAGCCATTACTTCGTCATAACGTTTAGCTATTTCAATATGACTTTTAATAGCTTCAACATCATTTACTTGTCTATGAAACATAAAAATATTTTCATAAACAGATACTTTTAAAGTAGCTCCTATTTTTTCATCTTCTACAAAGATCACTTTGTTTTCATCTCTGTAAAATTTAATTCCTAATTCGTTGTGGTTCATTAATTCTTTTAACATTTTCATCACTCCTATTCTTGATTTTTTTATTAAGAAGTGATATAATCTAAGTGTCAAGGCTTAGAGTTTATCACTCTTAGTTTTACCCCTCAGAAGAGGGGGGATAAATTACTTATCTCTTTTATTAATTGTAATCGAGAACTGCCAAGAACCAATTACAATTATAAATTTGATTTTCATTTTATCACCTCCTTTCTCTCGAGGTACTTCTATATTATCATAATCATATGATTATGTCAATACTTTTTTTAAAATATTTTTGTAGAACTCAAAAAGTCCAATAATATCAACGAAAAAAAGTATAAAAAATTTTTAAAAATTAAATAAAATAATATCTTACAATCAAAATTTTAATTAAAAGTAGATGGGATATATAAGAAGAAGTTTATAGAAATATAAGCAACTTTTTATGTATCTCATTTTTTTATTTTTCAAGATCGGGAGGTGCTGGAAGATGTGAGCACAAGACAAAATGTTTATAAATTAATAGTCGAAAATAAAAGCAATGACGAAATAGTTGAAGCTTTAAAAGTTAGTAAAAGAACAGTGGAGAGATACAGAAAAGATTTTAATGAAGCGACAAGCGACAACGACATTAAAGCGACAACGACAAGCGACAAAAAGAAAAGAAAAGAGAAAGCAAAAGTTTTAATTGAAGCTGGGGCAACTATAAAAGAAGCTAGTGCAGAAAGTGGCATATCTTTTAATAGTGCTATGAAACTAAGCAGTAAAGAGAAATTACAAGTTAAGCAATTAGACTATTTAAAATCTTTCAGAGAACGATATAAAGAAGAAATTACGAAGAACAAGAAAGATAGATTGAATCTTAATAACATAGCAAAAGAAAAAATAAAATATACTATAAATCTTTCTGATGATATAACGAAAGATACACAAAAATTAATTATGATGAACGAAGAAACAGAGCAAAAGATTTTTGAGTTAAACAGAATTGAAAGACTTGAAAGATTTGAATTAGAAAAAGCTAAGTATAAAGATAATAGATTAAATATTATATCAGAAGAACTCACTAACTTAACAGATGATGATATAGAAAAGATTTTACAGATAATAGAAAAGTCAAAAGAAGTTGATAAAAATGAATAAAGTATATAACTTCTTTAAAAACGAGCTAGAGAGAAGAAAAAAAGAAAGATCAAAACACTTTGTTTTTAAAGCAAGAGATTATCAAAAAAAAATTATAGATACATTCAAGTCTGGGTTATATAACTTTTTCATTATTTGTTGGGCTAGACGGCTAGGTAAAGACCTACTTGCTTTTAGTTTAGCTTGTGAGGAATGCTTAAATAAAGCTAATACAGTCGTTTACTATATGTTTCCTACAATGAAACAAGGTAAAATGATGATATTAGACGGCTTCACGAATGAAAGAAAAAGAATAATTGAGGAAGTCATCGACAAAGAATGTTTGTTACTACCTGAAAAGTCTGGAAAATTATATCACTCTGATAATTCTTTAAGATTTAAAAATGGATCTATTATTTATTTTGTAGACGCTCAAAATGCTGACACCAAAATCGGAGGGAACTTAGATATATTGGTTATATCAGAAATGGCAACTATAAAGAATAGAGATATATTGTTGTATTTAATACCGTCAGTAATGAATGTTAATGGGAAAATTATACTTGTAAGCACTCCAAGATTTGCTAGTTACTTTAATGAAATATTAGAGAGTGTTGAAAACTTAAAGATTTGGTTTAAAAGTATATTAAGTGCAATAGATAAAGAAGCAGTTGATGAGGAAGGTAATCCGATTTGGAGTGATGAGAAACTTGAAAAAGCTAAGCAGTTGATGAGTGAAAGTAAGTTCAGACAAGATTATTTGTGTGATATAGATGTAGCGAATGAAAACGCTATTTATGCAAAAAGCTTGCTAAAAGCTGAGTGGGTAAAAGATTTAAATATATCTAACAAAAAACTATATGTTAGTGAAGATTTAGGAATTAATGACAGTACAGCGTTAGTTTTTACGATAGATAATACTATAATTCATCATTACGCTAACACAGATAAAGCAACAATACATTATATTGAATACATAAAAGCATTTATGAAACAAGCTAATATCAAAGATGTAGAGATTATACTCCCTCACGATGCTAGAAATAGACAAGATGCTATTGATTACTTAACAAGTAGAAGAGAAGCGTATAATCAACATTTTAAAAATGTTAGAGTGCTGAGAGCATACGAAGTTAACAAAACAATAGAAATAACAAGGCATAGTATAGAACAGCACAAAATCAAGTTCTTAGACTGTGAAAATGTCAGAGAAATGGTTAAATTAATGAAGATGTACGAATGGAAATTAGATAATTCAAGTGGCGAAAATTTAAGAATCCCCGTACATGGCAGAGGACTTGCAGCAAGTAACACTTGTGACGCAGTTGAGTATTATTGTATGCGAATGTTTTTAGAAGTATATGAAAAAAATATACAAAACTTAGATTGGGGAAGTTATGAGGATTAAAAAGCTTAATGAGGATGAAATAAAGGTAATAGAAAGTGAAATAAATAAGTTAAGAAGTAAAGAATATTACAAATACTATTTTGATGAAGGAGAAAAAATAAATCTTCCTGATTCAGCTTATTTATTAGATGAAAAATACTATGTCGACTTTACTTATTATGATAATAATTGTTTTTTGGGGATTATAAATCTTAATAAAAGTAAATATGATAAAAACTCTTATTATGAATTAATGAAGCTTTTTAACGATAGATTGCAACATTATAAAAAGATAAATATGTGGTGTTTTAAAGAAAACAAAACTTCTTACAATTTTCATAAGAATTTAATAAAAAAATATAAAACTAAACATTATGAAAATGATAAATATTCAGTATTGGAGGTTATTTATGAATTTAAAGGACAAGTATAATCAGAAGATTTTTTTTAAGGGTAGTGGAGGATTTGGTGGAGCTATAAAAAGATACACAGGAAATATAACAGGTGGTCTTATAGGCAAATCAGATTCTCAAAAAAATCAGGAAAGAATGTTAAATCAAGCAAAAGAAGATGCCGCAAGACAAGAACAGCAATATGCTACACAAGTAGAAGAAGAAAAGCGAAGAAGACAAGAAGAAGCTGATAGAGCTGAAGCTGAGGCAAAGAGAGCAAGAGATGAACAAGCTAGATTACTAAGAGAAACAGAAGAAAGAGCAAAAGCAGAAGAAGATTTTAAAAAAAAGGTAACTCAAGATAGTGCTAGCATTACAAATAGCCTTTTAAATAATATGAATAATAAGGAAACAACAACAGTTGATTATTCTAATGCAGTTAATGCGGATATTACAAGCAACAAAAACGATGATATAGATAAGCTTAAAAAAGCATTTAAAAGAAAGTTTTAAGGTGATTTCATGATACTGGGAATAACGAGAGAGAAACTAGAATACTATTTTGATAATGCTAAGAAATACAAGGAAGATATAAGAGGAATATACAATGAAGTATATGAATACACTGATGTAAATTTTAGCATCAAAGATAGTGGGGCAGTAGAAAAACAAAGTAAAAGAGGTGTTGAAAGTGTAATACTAAAAAGCCAAAATTTCTTATGTAATTTTATAATGTCATCTATTTTCTCAAAATCTGGAAGATGGGCAACTGTAAAAGTAAATCAAGAAGCATTAAAACGGCTTACTAACACAGATGGAGAAATTGCAGAAGCACAAAGCAACGAAATAAATAAGGTATTAGAGAACAATTCAGATACAGTTTACTTCACTAATGATAACACTAACTATTATACTGAAACATCAAAGTCTTTACTAGATTGTATAAAAGTTGGGACAGGCATAAGAAAGATTATAGAGTTAAAAGATAACACTAAATGTTTTACTTATGCTTATCAAAATTTAGATAATATTTATATTTTAGAAGATAACTTAGGAAAGCCTAGCATCATTTTTAAAGTTTATGTAGAAAAAAACTTAAACGATATAAATGACTTGTTTGGGCATTTACCGATTACAACTCCAAATGGCTTAAATGAAGAAAAACTAGATGAAAAGATAAATATCATAGAGTGTATTATTGGAGTCTTTGATGAAAATACAAGCACATATAAATATTATCATGGACTTTTTACAGAGGCATTTGAAGAAACATTATTTGAGGGAGAGTTAAACTATAATCCTTATACAGTGTTTAGATGGAAAGTAAATAACTCTAATCCTTGGGGAATTGGAATAGGATTAGAAAATTTAGATTTATTTAAGGAACTAAAAGACTTAAAAGAAAAAAGAAAGAAACACGCTGAAAAAATCGTTAGTCCACCATTAAACTTTTATGGAAGTATGGATTTAATAAATAAAGTTAGTCTTAAAGCTGGTGCTAAAAACTATGCTGGAAGTGGTATAGGTAGTGATAAATACGGAGTTGACCCTATAAACATAGGTACTAATCTATTACCAGTTGAAAAGGACATAGAGCAAGTAAAAGAAGAAATAAGAGAAGTGTTTATGGCTCAACCTCTTGGAGATGTAACAGATACTAAAAACAGATCTGCTACTGAGATGAGTTTAAGGCATGAAATGTTTAGAAAAGAATTTTCAGGAACTTACGAACTTATAAACACTGAACTATTAGAGCCTACTTTTATGAACGCTTATTACATAATGGATAGCAAAGGCTTGTTAAATACAACAGAAAATGAAAGTTATATAAACATTTCTCAAATTCAATATATCAATGAACTTACTCGTAATGCTGGCAGTGATGAGGTTATAAACACAATAAATTTCTATATAACTTTATCACAAGTTGTCCCAGAATCACAAAGACAATTTATTTTTAAGGTTGATGAACTTATAGACTGGGCAAGCAAAAAGATGAGAGTACCACTTGATGTATTGAATAATAAAGAAGAAATAAAGCAATTAATAGCACAGCAACAAGAATTAGAACAAATGGAAAAAATGGCTTTGATACAAGATGGAATAGGGAAAAGACAAGATGTAGGTATAGGAGATGAAATAAAAGAAAGTATGGGTGTATTTAATGGAACATAGAATAGAACACAGAACAGAATATCAAATACTTTTAAACAAATTTGTCGGTAATAATGATTTATATAAATTGCTGGAAGAGTGCTTACTTGAAGACGAAAGACAAAGAGAAAGTACTTATATGATGTCAGGAGTATATCCCGAACGAAGAAATTTAGTAATGAAGTTAATGACAGACTTAAAATTTAATGAAGAAAGAGAGGCTAAATAATGGAAAATGAAGTATTAGAGAACATATCAGGAGGTAATGGAGAAGTAACACCACCAGATGATTTAAACCCAACTTTACCACCTGATGCTAACCAAAATGATGATGGTAGTGGGGAAAAAGTAGAAGAAAAGAAATCTTTTTCAGTAGATGATATTGAATTTTCTGAGGAGTATAACATTGCTGGTTATGACTTTTCTAAGTTTAAAGGAAGAATAGATGAAAGTTCACTACCTTACTTAGAAGAGTATGCGAAGAAATATCAAGAACAAGGTTTTACACAAGCCCAAATTGAATTCTTAATGGAAGAAAATTTGGCAGATGCTCCAAAAGATATGGATAGCATTATGAAAGAGTTAAATAATTCTTTAACAATGGAGGAAAAACAAAGTTATAGACATACTGGAACACAGTTAAAACAAGCATTAGACAAAAGCAATCTAGGGAAATATTATGAAGAAATAATGACAAACCCTATTGCCTTTAAGGTAGTAAATGCACTTGTTAAGAATTTGACACCAGGAGCAAATGTAGGAGCAAAAACAGAAAGAGAAAGCAGAACATCAAGATTGACAGGTTATCAAGCAGTAGAGAAATTCAATGAATATTTGAGAGCTAATATAGGGAATGCAGATGTTCAAGGGAAAGCAAAAGAATTATTGGTAATGATTGACACTGATGAAGAAAAAAAATATTTTAAAGAAACATTAGGTTTATAGGAGGAATCAAATGGCAAATGTAACACAAACTAAACAACAACAATTTGAAACAGCAGTTTTAATGTCACAAGACACATTAAAAGCTAATGGATTAAAAAAATTAGCAGAAAGAGCAACAGTAAAGGGTGGAGAAACTAACACATTTTACAGAAAGAAAAAGGCAACAGCAAAAGATGGAATACCTACAATGTTTAATGGTTCTTTTGTGGGAGAAGGTGGAGATTTTGAAAAGTTTACTGCAACTATAACTCAAATTTCATCACAAGACAAATTACCAGAATTAGATATGTTGAAAACAAAATTGGATTTAAAATCTCCAATAGTCGCTTCAATGACTAATGCTTTATTACAAAAAGAAGATGAAAAAGTTATAGCAGCAATAGCAGCAGCTGGAACTCTTGCAACAGCAGGAAAACCAACAAAACCTGTTGATGATATTGAAAATATAAAGATACTATTACAAAGAGTTAGAAGTGCTCATGTATGGGCTAAAAATGGACTTGACCAAAAGAAAGGTGTAGCAATAGTTATGAATGAGGAAGATTATTCTGTACTTGCTTCATCTGAAATCTTTATCAATGGAGATTATCAAGCAGCATTTGGTGGTGGAACAGGTGATACACCTCTAACATTCTATGGAGCAGAAATAATTATATCTGAACAAGCAACAAAAGGAACATTCTATATAATACCAAGTTACACATTTGGTTTTGCAGAATGGGAAAATTCAGTAAAAACAGATATGGTATTTTTCCCAACAGATGGTAGAACTTGGCATTTACAAGTGTCTAAATCTGTGGGTGTAGTAGTTATTGAACCAACAAAGATAACAAAATTCACATTTAAAGTTTAATCAATAAAGGGGTAAGAGGCTTTCACCTCTTGCCCTTTTTTAAGGAGATAATATGGATTTTAAAACAGGTAAAACAGTAGAAATAGTAAAAGAATTTCTAGCAAATGGTGGGGATAAATTTGAAATAAATGGAGTAGATTTATCAAAAGCAGTATTTATGTATAGAGAAAGAAATTCAAGTTTTACACCTATACCAAGAGGAAATTACACAACTTATATAGAAAATAACAATTTCTTTTTAAATGTAACTGGAGATGTAAAAACTAAAGCTTATGAATATCAAATCATTTATACATTAGATATGAAAGCTGGGAAGTATTTAGAAGAATACCCAGAACTCAAAGTATTGGCGAGTAAATACAATGATTTAGTTGAAGATGTAACTAATATTATTAAGTGTACAAAATCAACTGGAGTGAAAGTAGATACTTTAAAGATGACGCAAATATTAACTCCATTAGAACCAAATACATTTTGGGCAATGAATGAAGATGAAAAAATAATGGCTTTCCCATTAGGAAATTTAAACAGCAAGTACGAACAAATGGTAAGCGAGTTAAAAAAAGAAGTTGATGAATTAATTAAAACAACAAAAGAAACATCTTTATCAGAAATAGAAGCAACAGCTAAAAATAAAATATTTGAATTTACAGAAGAATTGAAAAATAAAATCAATGAGTTAAATGTAATTTTTGACAAAACACAAGAAAATATAAAAAGTTCTGTAAATAAATTAAATAAAAATGAGAGAGAATCTATAAAAGAGTTTGAAAGAATATTAGGGAAAAAAATAAATTCTTTAAACGCTTTATTTGATGAATTGAAAAATAGTTTATCAAGTGCAGTAGCAAAGTATATTTCAGATAACAAAGAAATTCTAAAAGGTGAACAAGGTTCAAAAGGCGAAAAAGGTGAAAAAGGGAATACAGGTCCAATAGGACCACAAGGAGAAAGAGGATTAGGTATAACTTCTATTCGTTCAATCGGAGGAAATAAAGTTGAAGTTACTTATGGAGATAACAAAAAAGAAATTTTAAGTATACCAACAGTCCAAGGTCCAGTAGGCCCTAAAGGTGAAAAAGGTGATGCTTCTGATATAGATTTAACTAATATATGGAGCAAAGATGATTTGAATGAGTTGAAAGGTATATTTCATAATAATGTTGGAATTTATATAGGAGCTAATAATGAAGTAAATTTTACATCTTCTAATGATGAAATTGTATTTAATTGTAGAGTTTCAAAAAGTGGATCAAAAATAACTAAATTTCATTTTAATGCTGGAGAATCATCTTCTAAAGCAGATTTATATATTGGGAAATTAAATGCTTCTAGTAAAATTATTTCCCAAGATGAAATAATATCTAGTGGAGATATAACGGCATTTAGTGATATTAGATTAAAAAGCAATGTAAAAAAAATAGATAATGCACTAGATAAGATAAAACAAATAAGTGGATATACTTATGATATGAATAATAAGAGAAGTACTGGTGTTATTGCACAAGAAGTTGAAAAGGTATTGCCAGAAGTTGTACAAGATAGAGAAGATGGATATAAGACAGTCGCTTATGGAAATATGATTGGATTGCTAGTTGAAGCTATCAAAGAATTAAAACAAGAAATAGAGGTACTTAAAAATGGCGATAAAGTTTAGTGAAATGAAAGAGTTATTGAAAGATACAGATATTCAAACTATAAAATTGTCTGACCCAGTATATAATTCTTGTATGCGACAGTTAACTCAAAACATAGTTTCGGACAATCCTAGTGCAGGTAAAATATCATTTGATATATTAAATAAAATGAAATTACAAAATAAATTATCTATGGTTCAATTTACTTATTTTGATTTCATTGAATATGAATGTATTGGATTTGATAATCGTAATAGAAATGTACAATTAGAGAATATAGAAATTAAATTTGCTCATGGAGAAGACGTATTTGGGGCAATAAGCCTCATGGAAACAAAAATAAGAGACATCGATCGAAAATACATTGAATATAATCCTTTTTTATTTATAAATAGAAAAGATGATTTAGGTATATCATATATTTATACTTCTTTTGATCTACAAACAATAAGTGAGCTTAAACCTATATCAGTGTATAAACAAAGAATTGATAATTCAATATTAAAATATATACATTTCCCATATATGAGCACAAGTATGTTTTATCAAAAAAATATTATATTTAGTTATAATATCAATGACGATATTAATTTAATATGTTGCTGTAAAAAACCAACAGATAATACATATAATTTCTCTAAATTATCAATTAGAATACGTTTTAGATTTGTTGGAGCAGCGACATATAATGTGGTACATAATTATGGTGATATAGCTGCATTTATGGACGTTGTTGAATTTGAAAAGAATGATAGAATACAAATATTAGATGAAACTTTTAAATTTATATAGTGAGAGAGGTTATTATGAATAAATATATATTTGATAAAGAAAAAGCAAAATTAAATCAATGGCAATTATTAGATGTCATTGATGATAATAAACAAATAGATGAAGAAAATATTTGTTATTGGGTAGGAAATGAATATCCAACATTTAGTATGTTTTATGATGAACAAAAAAATATAATTCGTGAAAAAACTAAATATGAAAAATTTATTTGTAATGAATATCAGTTAAAAGATGGAGAATATATTGAAAATAGAGAGATAAAGAAAACAGAAAAACCTAATAAACATTCTTTCTGGGAAAATAATAAATGGACAACTGATATTCTTTTGTTAAAACGTTTTAAAAGAGAAGAATTAAAGAAAATAAGAGATACAAAAGTAAGAGAAAATATATCTCTTTACGGAGCTGAATTTCAAGTGAGAAATGAAACAGATATAGAGAACTTTAAAGACGTTGAAAGAGCTTTAGATAAAGGGTTTAGACAGCTAACTGATAAAAGATTTTGGGTATTAGCTGATAATTCAACCAAAGAATTTACATACGAACAATTATCAAAAGTGTTAGATGAGAAAGCTAAAAGAAAAGAAGAAATTTTTAAAAAGTTTATTTTATTGTCTAAAGAACTTGAAAAAGCTAATACAGTTGAAGAGATAGAAAATATTAAATGGGAGGAATAAAATGTTTAGTTTTTCAAAAACTAGTTTGGATAAAATGAATGGAGTTCATCCAAATGTAGTAAATTTTATAAAAGAACTTATAAAAGAATCTCCATATGATTTTAAAATTACTTGTGGTGTCAGAACCGCAGAAGAGCAAAATCATGAATATCAAAAAGGAAGAACAATTTTAGTTGATAGCATCGGTAACAAGCAACCAAAGGTTAGCTGGTGTGATGGTTATAACTTAAAATCAAAACACCAAGTAAAAGTTGATGGTTATGGATATGCTGTTGACATAGCTGTCCTGGAAAAAGAAAAATACACTGATAAGAAAACTGGAGAAGAAAAAGAAAAAACTGTTGCTAGATGGGATTATAAATATTATAAAGCTATTTATGATGTTGCAAAAAGTAAAGGACTAATTGACAAGTATGGGATAGTTTGGGGTGGAAATTGGAAGCAAAAAGACTCTGTGCATTTTCAATTAGGAACAGCTGATAATGTTCAATTTAAAAAATAGTTAATGAACAGTCTGGCAAAACAGTTATTATAAAAATTTTAGGAGGTATTAAAATGAGAAAAGTTGATGAATTAATTAAGAGATTTAAAAAAGAGACTGTGAATTATTTTAATGAAAGAGTATGTAAAAGTCAAGAATATAGGTTAAAAGAAGATGATGTACATATTGTTATAAGTTCTTACGTTTTAGGAAATTTGAAAGTTCTTATTACAACAAGTGTACAAGATGGAATGTATTATGAAATTACGTATAATGCAAATAAAGACGAGATATATTTAGATGCTTACAAGAAATGGGAAAATAAATGTATTAAATTTTAAAGGAGGTTAAAAGTGGAAGCATTTGTAGAAAGAATGGTTGTGGAAAAAAATGAATTACAAGATAGAGTAACAAAGTTAGAAAATTTTGTAAACGGAGAAAAGTTTAAAGAATTGAAAGGTTTGGAACAAGTTTATTTAAAAGAGCAGCTAAAATTTATGAGAGGTTATTTAAGTGTGTTAAGACAAAGAATTAATTTTTATAACAAATAACAGGAGGTAAAAAGTATGGACAAACAATTAATATGGCAAGTTTTAGGGTATGTATTTTCAGCGGTGACTTATTTTGCGTTGACTTTGAGATATAAAGGAAAAGAAGAGGCAACTAATGAGGTAAGAAATGAAGTAATGAAACAAGAATTAGCTATACAAGGCAAGGGACTTGGGGAGCTTAAAAAGAAAGCAGTTCAAGAATTTGTTTCTAAATTGCCAAAACATCTAAGAATATTTATAAATGAAAATACAATAGAAGCAGTAGTTAAAGAGTTGCAACCTTTATTTAAGAAATTAAAAGAAGGTAAAAATGGAAAAGAGTAAACTTATACTTAAGTCTTTATCTAACGGAAAAGCTATACTGTTAGATGATTATGTTTACTCTGTCAATGGTTATGATATTAAGGTGTTTAGAGGTTTCATCACTGATGGAGCCTCTGTACCTAAATCTTTACAATGGCTATATAATCCTTATGGCAAATATATTAATGCTGCTGTCGTGCATGATTATTTATATTCTACATATAATAGCACTGGAATTAATCGTACTCTTGCTGATAAAATATTTAGATATATTATGAAAGAAACTGGTATTGATAATAGAACTGTAAGAAGATTTTATAATGCTGTTAAGTATTTTGGAGCAATATCCTGGAAAACTAAATTGCAAAATGAGGGATACAAGGATAGAGCTGTTATAGATAGAACCAAAGAAGCCAGAGAGTATTATAATCATTGGTATAAAATGTTAGGGATTAGGTGATATTATGGAAAAAACTTTACTTGAGTATGGTGTAGTAGGGGCTATTTTACTATATTTTTTGTGGAAAGATAGTAGAACATTTGAAATTTATAGAACTACTATGCAGAAGATAGTAGATCAGTTAGAAGCAATGCAAAAGGACCAGACAGAATTAAAAAAAGATGTGGAGGAGATTAGAAAATTTATCAAGTAATGGGTAGGTTTAGTCTACCCGAAAAGGAGTGTAGCAATGGATAGAGGAAAAATAATATCAGAAACATTATTAATGTTGGGGGAAAACAGTATATACAATGACAATAAAAGCGATATGTATAATATTTGTGAAAAAATGTTAGATAGTGTGATAGACAATATAGCAACATCTAGTGCTTTTCTATTCAATGCTATCACTGTTAAATTGACATCAGTAGGACAGGTTGATGGAGAAAATAAATTTAATTTGCCTGTTGACTGTTTAAATGTACTTAGATGTAATAAAAGTTATAGATTGGAAAATGAGTTTATATATTCATCTGAAAACGAAATCAAAATACAATATTGCAGAAGAATAGATTTTACAGAAATACCAGATAATTTATTTAATTTAATAGTTGCTATGGTAGCTAGAAAAATAGCATTGGCAGTTAATGCTTATAATAACAGATTAGAAATATTTGACGCAGAAGTAACAAAGTTAAAAAATAATATAATTGCTCAACAAGGTTTTCAATTCTGGGAGGAAGAATAATGGAAAAAGTATTTAAAAGTAATATGTTTATTTATGGAGAAGTAGGAGAAAGATTAAGTGGTATAAGAGAAAGCGAAATATACCAACAATCAGCACAAAAAATAGAAAACCTTATTATAAATGAAATGGGCAATTTAAAGATAGCGAAAAAATTGGAAGCTACCAACTTTCAACACAATTTAATACAACTTATTGATACAAAACACAATTTTTATGTAGGAGTAACAAAAGATAATAATGTTGCTACTTATAGTAAAACAAATAACGATATTGGAAATTTGCTGTATACACACCCGATAACTGTTAAAAATATAAGAATAATTAAAATGTGTGATGATAGATTATTTATTATTGGAGATACAACAGAAGTATTTGAATTTAACAAAGAAAAAGGCGAAATAGGAAAGTCCAACTATTTAAGTTTATTAAAATATCCAATCAAAGACAGAGAACCGGTAAAATTAGATATTTATAGAATTTATAGAGTAGGTAATGATTTTAGAGTCAGTCTTATAGGAACAGTTGAAAATCCTATGATAGAGGGCAGAAATGATGGAATATTTATTGCTGGAGCTAATGTATTAGTAAAAAGAATTTACAAAGTTTATAGAGCTAATGTAAGTAAAGAAAATATTGAACCAAGCTTTTTACAAGATGGTAATACTTTTGCTGTATTTAGAAACTTTTTACCAGCTATAAGGTATAGTAAATTTATAAGCAAAAATAGTTTTGGGGATTCTATTTATCAGGAAGTTGTTGAAAAAGATTATATCGTTGGAAATCGGTATATTGATTTTAATTATTATGATTATAACTCATACGATAATGTTTACGGAAGTAAATATTATAAAACTGATAGAATTTCTACAATTAAAGGCGAATTAAATTATGGAACTCTTTTAGATATTATTTCAAATGCAGTAACAGTAGGCATATACCAAGATAGAATGGTTTTTGTAAGTAATGGTTATTTATATTTTTCTAAGAAATCAGATTATTTTGATTTTAGAAATGATACAAAAACAGATAGTGCTTTCTTTTTTAAACCTACTCCTATTAATAATATTTATCCAGAAATGTATGACATTTACATAGGAGATAAAATATTTGCTCCAACATCACACGGAGTTTATGTTATATCTACAAACAATATTCTGACAAGTGGGACATACAATGTTTTTATTGCAAGTGAAATTACTTGTAATGAAAAAACAAAGTACAGCTATAAGAAAGGAGCTGTACTATTAAATGCCACTTTCTGCTATTTAACAGATACTAATGAAATTAGGTGTGTTGAGCAAGTGCCAAACTCACAAGGAGTTGAGACTTATAGTTCAACAAATTTAGAAAAATATGAACTTATACCTAAATTTATTGGATTAGATAAATTAAAATATAACAACAAAAATTATTTGATAGCTTTTAAGGAAGAAAAAACAGATACTCTATATCTATATGAACAATTAGAATATAAGATTTTTAGGAGATTTTCTTTAAAATTAGATAAACCTATAAGTGATTTTATATTTTGCAACAAATATATATTAGGGTTTATAGATGATATAGCTATCAAGCTTAATGAAACAGAAAACAATGTTGCTAAGGCAATTTTAAGGATAAATCCACCATATATGAAAACTGAAAAAGGCGGCAGTTATAGTAATGATTATTCTTCAAGAGTTTTAAGAGTGTTTGTTAAAGTTTTAAACGAGAATAGAGAAGCTATAAAAGGAATAAAAATAAATAATAGGGTAGTAACAAAAAATGACATCGAGAATGATTTATTTAATGTATTTAAAATTGAAACTTCTTTCCCAATATTAAATGGATTCAATATAGAAATTAATACAAAAGAAAACAATAAGATATTTGAAATTTTAGGTATAGACACAAAGATAGATATCGTAAGTGATTAGAGAGGTGATTTAATATGATGGGAGCAGTTTTAGCTCAACTCGCAATAGGAATTGCACAAGGATATGGGACATATAAACAAGGAAAAAAGATTATAAAAGCAGGAGAAGAAATAAAAAATACTTACGGAAAACTAAAAAAACAAGAAGGGAAATTAATTGAAAGTGCAGAATTTATTAAAACTACTGCTAAGAAGATAAAAGGTTATCAAGATAAACAAGCTAAAATGCAATATGAACATAACAAAAAAGAAATTAGCAGAGCATTAGAGGGGAACTTAAGAGGCTTATTAGCTGGGTATGTATCAGCAAGAGAAAATTTAGAGCAAGAAGTAATGAATGTTAGAAGCAAATTAGCTTTTAAAGATATTAAAAATGTAGAAGATAGCTCTATAAAGTCTGATAGTATCAATAAACTTAATTCAGAAGCTAAGGATAAGGCAAATATCATTACTCAAAATCAAATGAATGAAATAGAGGAATTAGATAATCAAACAAATAATTATTATTATCAAAATGGATTAAATTATAATAGAACACAAGAAGGAATAAATCAAAATTATTTAACTGCTTACTCTCAAGCTGAATTACAGTTAAAAAGAGATTTGGCTCAATTAAATCAAACTATTGAAAATGGTAACATTACTGGAAATCAATTAATTGACCAAGGTTGGAATGCAAAAGTTGCTGGAATAAATCAAATGACTCAAGCAGCACTTGATGCAGCAAAAAGTTATGCAATGGGAAAAGCTGGTGGAAATTTACCAAGTATGCCTAGCGGAGAAATAAAAGAAATTCCAGGAACCTATAATGCTAACGATGATGTCTTTAAAAAGAGTTGGAGCCTTAAAGGATTTGGTAAAATAGGAGGTATAAATGGCTAATGAATTTATAGAAAAAGAAATAATGAAAGAAAGAACAGGAGCGAATGTTTTTCCTATACAAGTTGATACACAAAGTAGATATTTATTAAATCCTACAAATGTTGAAGGAGTATCCGTTAAAAGTCCATCTAAGATACCAGTTCACGAAAATATGTTTATAGAAGCAATAGGAAAGATAGCTAAGGAAAGTGAACAACTTAAACTTAATAATGAAAAAAATTTACTTGATATAGCTATGAAAAATAAAGATTTAGAGTTTGAAGAAAAATGGTCTACAGTTCAAGATAAATACGGAGATAGATTTGAAGAATATCTAAAAGATTATAATGAAGTAATCAAGTCTAAAAAATCATTAATAGTTAATAGCAAATATCTTGACTCTGCAGAGAAAAAAGCCTTTTCAGATAATATTGATATTAATTACAAAGACTGGGGAATTAAAGAAGGAATTAAAAGAAATCAATATTATATCAAAGAACAAAACGATATTGCACTTGCTACCTTAGAACAAAGAAAAGTTATAGGTGCTAAGTATGGTCTTAATGATGATGAAAAAGCAAAAGAAAACTATACATATATGAGAGATACCATAGAACAAATTGCTAAACTTTCTGGAATGTCAGAAGAAGAAAAAATTGTAATGTTAGGTAAAAACATTGGTGGAACAGAAGTAGCAAGACTTAATAATAGAATAATGGAAATTCAAAATAGTTCTATGTCACTTGACCAAAAGAGAATTGAAATAGACAAAGTTATAGCCTATATGGACAATGAAAAAGTTGTAAATGATTTAGTTGATACTACTATGGAATATTACAAAGGCAATGATGAAAAGACAGCAAGAGATTATTTAAAAGTTCAATTTGAAGGAGAAACTAAAACAGTTTTAAAAGGGATTAAATCACAGATAGATGAGTATCAAAAAGAACAAAAGAGAATCCAAAAAGAAAGAATTAGAGCAGAAAAACAAATGCAAAGACTGTATCTAAGAAATCAAAAAATGAATCAAACTCTAAGAAGCGAAAAATATTCTGATGTAAGAAAGGCGTTCAAGAAAAGATATGGAAGAGATATGACAGATGAAGATATAGCAAATGGTAGAGTTAATTTTGATTGGGCTTCTGCTGGAGATTTAGATAATTTTAATAAAGTAGAAATATTTGATAAAACTCAAATAAGTAATTTAAGAAGAAATATTAATGCACAGATAGAAAATGGAAGAATGACAGAAGTTGAAGCTAAAAATTTAGTTAGAGATTATGCTGAGAAATTATTAAAAAATGATAATAGTCCAGATAAAGAATTAAAGGTAAATGCCTTTATAAAGCAATATGCTGACACTGAAAATCCAATACCTTATGCTTATGGTAAAGAATATCCCGAACTTTATCAAGCTGAAAGAGTTAATAAAAATAGCAAAGGAAACTATACTAATGTAAATATTAAAATACCTGAAAAAGGCTTTGTAGGTTGGTTTGATGATGAGGGTTACGATGAATGGAATGATTTAAAAAAGGACTTTTCAGCAGACCCAGTATATGCAGATGCTCAATTAAAAAATTATATAATAGGAGTTATGAAAGAAGATGGATACAAAGAAAGTCAAATTAACTCAACAACAATGCAGCCTTATTTGAAGAAACTTAATACAGATGAGGGTAAAAGATTAATAAATGCAAGTAAAGTTTTGAAAAGTGGTAGACCTAGACAAAACACAAAATCAAATACTGTAAACACAAAGAAAAATAAAATGGGTGGATATTTAAGATAAGGAGAAATTATGTCTATTTTAGGATCTATAAAAAACGAATTTGATAGAAGAAATAAAGAAGGGAAAGATTTTTTAGAAGAACAAGAAAAAAAATTTGCACCTGCAAAAAAAGAAATGGAAGCTATGAGAGCAAGTGCTGACAGAGGAATATTTAATCCTATAAGAACAGGCTTTATCAAAGGTTTAACCCAGGTAGCAGATTTTATTGCAGCACCTAATCCAGAACTTGTAAATGGAAAATACACAGATGATTATGATAAAAATTATGAAGAGTATAAAAAACAAAGAGAAAAAGTAGGTTGGAAAGGCTCCGAACTAAGAAAAACAGCTATTGAAACCATTAAGAAAAATAGAGAAGAAAGAGCAAAATTTTTAAATAGTGATTCTAAAATAGATAAAGGAATTATGATATTTCAAAGTATTTTAGAAGGTGCTGCTTCTCCTACAAACTGGTATAACCCTAATGGCTTTGTAGCTAACTTAGCTTGGGATATTCTTCAAGGTGTTGCTGATACTACTTGGGAAAAAACAGAAATAGAGGGCAAAGAAATTAAAAATTTTGGAAAAGAAGATTTAAAAGAATATGGATATGGTGCAGCTACAAGTGTAGTGATACATGGAGCAACTAAAATAGGTGGAAAATACATTTCTAAAAAGCTGAATAAATTAAAAAATTCAGATATTGATGTATCTGGGAATACAATATCAAACGTAGTTGAAGAAACTCCGAGAACTCCATTAGAAGTTATACAAAATGAGGTTAATAAATATGGACCTGGTGCAACTAATCCAAAAGCAGTTATAGAATTAGCTGAAAGGTTAGAAAATGGAGAAACAGTAGGAATTGAAAGAGGTAAGAATTTTTCACAAGAAGTAAATGATTTTTATACTAATGTAACTGAAAAAAGGATAGATAAAATTCATAATGAAATGCAAGCAGATTTTAATAAAACTAAGAATGCTGAAAGCAATGCTAAATTTGAAGAAAAAATATTTAAAGATGGTGTACCTGAAAAGAAAAATCTTAATGATATAAATGCTAAGGCTTCTTTAAGTAAGACATTAAAACCTATTAAAAATAAAATTAAGTTAAATTCAAAGCAATTAACAGCAGAATATAAAAGCAAACTAGCATATATTCATATGGAAAATGAAGGTAGTGCAAATTTTTCTCGTATAGGAGATTTGAACGAACTTATCATAACTGAAAATAACATAAATGGGAAAATATTTAAAGGAATGATAAGAGGCTATGAAGATATACCTGAAAATTTAATACCTTATGCTAATGAGTTTAGAAACATTGCAGATGAATATACTAATTTAAAATATGGTACAGACTTATCTAACAAAGGTTATAATTTTGATATTGTCTATGATAAAAATCAAGCTATGTCAAATTTAAAAATAGCAATAGATACTGATGATTTGAATGCAAAAAAAATTGTAGTTGATAATATATTAAAAAACACTGAAAAGAAAGTTTATTTGACAGAGGCACAAGCTAAACAGTTTAAGGTTGGAGAAACGGCAGGAATATATGTTCTTGATGACCACAATATTATTAAAAAATTAAGAAATGATATAAATGCAACTACTCTTGATATAAGAAGAAATGGAAAGCTAGTAGGATATGAGAGCAAAAATTGGAAAGATGTTGCAGTTCAAAATGCACCTTTATCAGAAATGGATGAATATTTCAACTTAAAACAAAAAGAAATAGACGGTAAAAAATTAAGCAAAAAAAAATTAGCATTTATAGAAAATTATGAAACAAAATCTATGAATTGGCTTGATGGTTTCTTAAATGAAATAGACGCAGAAGTTGACCCTGTTAATTCTCTAAACAGAATATACAAACAAGTAATTAATGAAAAGAGTGGACTTAACACATTAAGAGAAAGATTAACAGGAGATTTTGATAGAATAGAAGTTAATCATAGCACAGATACTGGGAAAAATAGATATGTTCAAAATAACAAATCATTAAAAGATGCAATAGAAAATGAAACTCAACATTTATTTGAATTAGATGCTGATGTATCTACAAGAAAATTTTCAGATATGTCAGTTAGTGGAAAAACTATGTACAATACAAGAAATTTAATGATGTATAAGTTTTTGTCAAATTTGAATTATCTTAAAGAAATAGCCACTAATAAAGAAAGAATTAATTCAGGACTTATAGATTTAGGTTTCAATGAAAGAGTTGGAGTTTTTCAAAGTTCAAAAGAAATGTTAAGAGCCACAAAAGTTGTTTCTAAAAAATATCAGAATCTAAAAAATATTGATTTAGACACTATAACTAATCCACTGGAAAGATTGCAAGTAGAAGCTTATATTGATAAAGTTATGGAAACTGAAATTGATATGAGAGGATATTCAAAATCTAATTTATTGAAAAATGCTGGTGAGTTAGGAGCAAAAGGGCAAACAGCTTCTGATGTGCAAAGAATAGCTTTATCAGAATATTTTACAGCTAATGCTATGTATGATGAATTTACAAAATTTAAAATAGAAGATGTTACACCTACTATGAAGCAAGTCTTATTTGATATGGGAATAGATGATAATATAAAATTAAAAGCTATTCAAGATGAAATATTAAATACAAATAGTGTTACAGGACTATTAGATATTGTAAAAGACAGGAATAATACCTCTACTGTAAAAAGTTTATTTGAACAATTTGCTGACATAAACGGAAAAGAATTAAATGCTTTTAGTGGGCATACAGTAGGATTGAAAACAGATAGTCTTGTCAGCAGATACTGGGCTAATTTCAATGGTATGTTTAGAATGTATAATATGAACTTATTAACAAGAACATTTGATAGATTAACAACTTACATTGATAGTGATGGTTTTACAAGATATAGATTTTTAGTCGATAATACTCCAACGCTTAACAAAACAAGTTTCACAGGATTTAAAAGTTGGAAAGCGAACTCAAGAATTTTTAACTCAAGTACAACAGTATTGCAAACAGCAGGGCTTGTTTATGGTATTGGTTGGTTAACGGGTAAAATAACAGGTACTACAAAAGATGAAATGATAGAAGCTAAGGTAGATGCTTTAATGCATGGCGAAGTTTCTGACACTGTCATTGATGTAATTAAAACTGGTTTAGTAGATAATACAGGACTTGAAATTACTATGGGTGGAGAAAATGTTGTTGCTAGTTTCTTCAATCAAAATTTTAAAGGTTTGAAAAGAGATATGTCATCAAGTTTATCTCCTATACAAAAAATAGTTTATGGGTCATTATATTTAGTTTCTCCTAATGCAGTTTCAAGAGGTATAGATAATATCAAATTTGAAAAGAACATACCTAATAGACTTGATACATCAAGCGAGTATTTAAAAGAAAAATGGAAATACAAATATAAAGAAAAGGCACAAGCTGAACAAGACGAGGGATTATTACCAATAGAAAAATTAGGACTTGCTGGACTAGGACTTTTATATGAAAGTGGTAAAAAGACTTTTGATGGTGTGTTGAAAGAAAAAACAGACTATCAAGATTATTTTGAAAAACATCCTGAACAAACTGAAAGATTTGGAGAATTTAAAGAAGATACTCCACAAGAAGCTAAAATTGCTTTAGCTAGTGGTATTATGGAATTAGCAGAATATGGTGCAAGAAATGAGCAACTTGATGAAATTCTTTCAACAGCAGATACATTAGAAGAAAGGGAACAAGAGTTAAAAGAATATGGTATGGACTATCAAACTCAACTTACTAAGATGGATAAAAACAATAAACTTGTTTTCCACGCAGTTATGTCTTATGCAGAAATAGAAAGTCCAGAAACAATTATACTTGCTATGAACGAATTTAACGAGTTAAAGACCAAAGAAGAAAGAGAAGCTTTTTTAAGTAATTTTATAAGAGAGGATCAAGTTGATGATTTTAATAATTTCTTAGATAGAGTTATGGAGGATAAAAATAAAAAAATGGATAGTATCTATGATAGAGATTATTCATATGGTACTGAGGGATATATAGAATTTTTACAAACTTTAAGAAATGAGATGTAATAAAAAAGTCCAGTTATTAGCTGGGCTTTTATTTTAATATTATTAAATTTTCTTGAACAGCTATTGAAGCTAGTATAGAATTTATTGGCATTGAAAAATTAATATTATATTTAATTAATTCATTTGTTGTAACTCTAAGAGATAAGAAAGTTCTTAATGTTCCTGTTTGTGCATTACGAAAAGATTCTATTAATCTTGAATTATACAGCGAATATATTTCTTCTCTTAAAAAATTATAAAATTCAATAAGTTTGTCTTTTTTTATTTCTTTTTCTTCAGCTACTTCTTTAATTCTAATGTCTAAGTAACACATTATGGCTAACATTTTATTTTTAAAAAAATCTTCTTTTATAATTGATTCTTCAATTGCTATTTTAACAATATTGGTTCCTTCCATTAAATCAACTTCTGAAAATTCATTTTTAATTTTTATTTCATCCATAATTATTCTCCTACTTTTCTTCTTCTATAAATAAATGTTGTTCTAAAATTTCTTTGAAAGATTTCATTAAAAACAACTTAGCTTCTTCTTTATTAATTGAATCTAAATCGCTAACACCTATGAAACCACTAAAATTAATTTTTAGATTTTCATCACCTTGTAGATTTATTTTTATATTTCCTATTTTCATATAACACCTCTTTTATATATAGAACCATTTTAGAACCAAAGACAAAATATTAAAATAGATTTTCTTTTAAAATCAATAGAATATTGTATGTACTTGTATTATTCCCACTC